TAGCATTGCCTTGGCTTTTTCCATGGCGGAAACATCCTTAACTGGGTCCACCCAGTCCCATGATCTAGCCTGCCAGCGCGGAGCGTTATACCTTTCTGGGCGAGTCCAATAATCGGAGAATGCAGGCGAAGGCAATTCGCCCGCCAGCATCGCAGCGCGTAGCCACTCTTCAAATACGCGCTGGTGAAACACCTCAATGATCGCGCTTTGCACCACCCGCCAGTGGTCGCGATCTTCCAGCACGCTGGTGCGCATGCTGCTGTAGTTCGTGTCGCTGAAGTCCTTGCTAATCGTTGCATACGAACACCCGAACCCAGCCGCAAACCGCCTGGTGAGGTTCTTTACGACTGCATCGTATTGGCCATCATCCGGCCCGAAGTTCGGCGGCACCGGAACCTCGCCGGCCTCAAGGATGTTGTAGGCGCCGGGCTCAGTGTTGAATAGCCGCTGACCGTTCTCCACCGCATCACCGGTCAGCCCGGCATCGGGCGTTTGAATCCACCCCAGCGATGCCGCCTGGACGCGCTTCCGTACTAGGTGAGCCTTTTCGTATTCAGAGAGCCCATGCACCGTCGTAATCACCGACGCCAACCACGGCACCCCACGGTTCTGCCCGATCCGCTCCGGCAGGAACACATGAATCATGTCCGCCGCCGGCACTAGGAGGTGCTTCCGCTCCACGCCGCGGCGGTTTAGGCCGAGCTCCACATCGCCAGGGTGGCGGGTCAGGATGGCGTACCGGGTCGGGCGGCCCCATTGGTTGATCTCGACGCCCAGCCGCCATTCGTGGCCGGCGCGGTCTGAAACACCAGACTTGTCCTCATCGAGCTGGTGCGCCTCGATCAGCTCCAGCGCCAGCGGGGTGCGGCCCTGCCCCATCGGCTGCCGCACGATCCTGATCAGGCATTCGCCCGACTCCGGCAGGCTGCCGGCGATCATCATCTCGAAGCCGTGAAACGACAGCCGGCCCGCCACGTCGCAAGTGTCTGGCCGGCACCAGCGGCGCCATGCTTCCTCCAGCAGCCGGTTGCGGCGCACGTCCTTTTCCGTGCCGTTGGGGCGCATCACCTGCCCCTGCATCTGAATCCCACGCGGGCCCACCACGTTGATCTGCGTGGTCCGCTTGGCCTGGCGGGCGTAGGGGTTGTCCCTGACCAGCTGGTGGCAACGGTCGCGCAGCACCTGCAGGCTGACGCGCAGCTCGGCGTCTGCGGATGTGGTCGGTGCCACCAGGTCATGGAGCAACCGGTTGCGCCGGGCGCCCTCGAACATCCGCTGAGCTTGGTCGCGCATTCGCAGGCCTTCTCTGCCGAACCTCTCCAGCGCTTCAGGGCTCGCAACGCTTAGCCATCGCCCGAATTGCTCGGACGTCATCCGAGCCGGGGCAATTTCAGAGCCAGTGCCAATAAGCGCAATCTCGCCTTTTCCGTATCGCGCAAAAAGCGTTTGCTGCCTCAGCCAGGATCGAACACCCATCAGCTCACCCCCGTGAAGCGCACATAGAGCCGGCGCGGATCGCCGAGGCCCTGCGCGATCATCTCGGCGCGTTTCTCGCGGGCGACTTCAGCCTTGAGGCGGTCGCGCCAAACAATTAAATCGGGCAGATCGACACGCTTTACGCGTCTGCCTCCGGAACCCAAAGAGCCGATCTGATACTCAACCGCGCCACCTACCAAGGCCCGAATGGCTTCCTCGGCGGCAGCTAAATCTTTCTCAGCCTGACTGCGATCGTCGAACGCGCCAGGCGTTCCGCTGAAGGTCAAAGTTTTGCGGGCGGTCAGGCTGCCGCGGCGCAGAGTGTGCGGCACGCCGTCAACCGTGGCCACCACTTGCACGGTCCAGTCGCCCGGCGCCATCGTGGCGGTCGTGGCCGTGCTCAAGGTGATGCGCCAGCCGTCGTCTGTCAGGGTCGCTGGGGCCTCGACGCCAGCGCCGGCCGTGGTGGCACGCAGCCAAACAACGACAGCCGTAGCGTCATCAGGCGCAGGCTCAAGCCAGGTGACCTGATCGCCTTGGTAGATCTGCAGCGGCTGGGTCATTGATCAGTGTCGGCAGCCTGTCTAGATCCTGACTCAAGACTAGGGAGAACAGGAAAAGGCGGGTTGCCCCGCCTTACCTGGCCGCCGGAAGCGGCCCTCGCCTTGCCCCGCCAGTCCCTACCCCGCCATGCCTGGCCTAGCATCGCCTAGCCGCGCCCCAGGGTGCCGCGTCTGCCCTCAAAAGAGAGCAGCAGGGAGCCTCCGCAGAAGCTCCGTGCTGCTGTCTGCAGCCCTTGCCAGGCCCGGCCATGCCTCGCATGGGCTCGCCCCGCCACGACGTACCGCGCTGCGCCTGGCCTTGTCCACCCCTTGTGAGGGTGGCAGGGAGGCCGGAGCCTCCGTGCCACCGTCTGTGGTCCTTGCCAAATCCCGCCGGGCCATGCCTTGCCCCACCCCACCGCACCCTACTGCGCCGTAGCGTGCCGAACCTGGCCCTGACCTGCGTGACCGGGCCATGCTGGGACTTACACCAGAGGATGCCCAGCGCATCAGGCCACCTCCGCCAGCAGTCGATCCAGTTGCTCGGCGACAGGAACCACCTCGGCGTCGAAGCGGCCATGCTTAGGCCGCCAATCGCCAATCCCCACCAGCTTGCCGGCGTCGATGGCGATCTCTTCAACGTCCCGCATGTTGAGCACGTCGGGGTCGTACTGAGCCAGCGCAGTGATACTCCAGTTGCGGAACACGGGGCGGGTGCGCATCACCTTGGCCATGCCCACCTTGACGCCGATCGTGTGGGTGAAGTCACCACTGGCGAACATCTCCGAAAGCGTCTCGTCGGTGATGGTGTCGGGCTTGCCGTCAAACTGCAGAGAGGCGTGCTCAGTGAAAAACAGGCCGCACTTCGCTTGGGGGCCGCGCTTGGACTTTTTAGCGCCGCTGATCATGGCGCTCTCAATCACGTAGTCGGGGATCACCAGATCGCCGTCGATGCGGTACAAGCCAGCCAGCCATTCAAGGCGGGCCATTTCATCGTAATCAGCGTCGGTCTTTTTGCGCTTGCTGCTGACTGCTTTCATCGCCTTCGCGTAGGTATTTCGCGGATCGGCGGTCTGCCCGTTGTGGCACAACAGTGGGCTCACGCCCTGCAATCGAATCTGAACAGAAGGAAGGCTGGACATTTTGTCTCCGTGAAGTTGCTGGAACAGAAAGTGAAGGCGGAGCGATGTGAACCGGATCGACTTGCTTTTTGGGGTCCAGCTTGAATCGTTGGCGCCGAACAGAGTTAGTAATGCCGTCATGGCATTCAGAGCACAGCGTCAGAAGATCTGACATTTGCTCGTTACCAAATGACGGGTACGAAAAGTTCGGTGGGCCAGCGTTCTTGTGATGAACCTGAAGCACAGGCCAGCCCAGCTCAGCCAACTGCGCAGCAGTGATGCCGCACCCTTGGCACTGGTGGCCGTCGATCTCAAGGCGTTGCTGTCTGCGCTGCCGCCACTGGCGAGACAGGTAGTAGCCGCTAGGTGTGTTCAAGCATGATGGATCCAACCTTTCGGCTGGGCGATCGTGGCTGGCCAAAGGCCAGGGGCATGCCGGGGTACCAGCCCGGCTTGCTCCGCCCACCACTTCGGCCGGAGCGCCAGCCGCCGCTAAGCTGCTGACTGTTGAATCATACCACGATCAGAGCATGGCGGAAGGGGTACGGGTCCAAATAGTTCTGCCACCATCGGTGGCGCAGGCGCTCAGGCAGCGGGCAGCCGCAGAAAAGCGCACAGTCAGCTCGCTGGGTGGCTACCTCATCGAATCGGGGCTGCAAGGCTTGCCGCCACTGCCGGAGGCCTGCTGAGCTGATTCAGATCACCTTGAACGACCTTGCCCGGCGCGGCGCGGGCTCTCCCTTAGAGGCTACGGAGGCCGCCAGCTGGGCCGCCAGCTGGTCCCACATGGTTTGACGGTTGTAGCGGCGGCTTACTAGCTGGAGGGCGGCGTAGGCGTACCGGGTGCAGTCACCCGCCTCATCCCGCATTCCGGTCGGGCAGTCCCAGTGGTATTCCCGGCCGCGGCTGCCCTTCTTCGGCATGCGCTTCCACGGGAACAGCTCCGCCAGGAACTGATCGGTCGAGGCCTCGCCCAAGTGCAGATACCCAGGCCCAGGGAGCTCGTTCCGCAACCGGCCCTGTAGGTGCGAGACGCTCGTTTCGTACCCGACCCGATACAGCAGCAGGCCTTTTTTCTGCACCGGCTGATTCTTCCGGTTGATGTCAACCGGCGTGCCGCGGCCCACCAGTGGCTTGCCTTTGGCGCCATCACCACGCACCGGCACCCACAGGCCGCCCTGCTTTCGGCACCAGTCCCTAATCTCCTGTGTCGAGTGGCCGCCTTCGTCGATGGCCCCCATCGCCAGTGGCACCTCAGCGCCATCCTCTCGCCGCCACTTCGTCGCGGCGATCCGCTCCAGTTGCTCCAGCGTTTCCTTCTGCTGCGGGTCGCCGTCGATCTCCCAGTGGCCCAGGTGCCAGCCTTCCTCGCCGCGGCCCCATCCCCACACCGTCACCACAACCCGCTCACCTACTGAGCCGCCGCCGCCCTGCACGTCCACTCCTGCGGTGATCAGCAGCACGCCATTGGGCACGGTCCCGGCCGGGTAGCCGTTGCCGCCCTCGATGTTCTTCCGCCGCTCCGCCAAGCCGTCGCAGGTGAGTTTGCCGGCGATGCTGTCTTCCCAGGGGATCCCCAGCACGGTGTTGTGGTAGGTCTGCATCGGGTCGGTATCACCCCGGCGCATTGCTTCCAGTGCTTCCTGGTACTCGCTGATCAGCTTCGACCACACCGCCCCGGCGTGGTAGCTGTACGCCGCCCAGATGTACTGGCTCTCAACTGCCGGCTCACCCTCGGCCGTCAGCGCTTGCTGTGAGCGGTCCAGGCCCAGT